TGCTGTTGCTGTGCCTGCTGTTGCTGGGCTTGACTCTGGTTAGACTGCAGTAACTGCTGCGCTGCATCTGCTGTGAGCCTAGAGATCTGTACTTCTATCTCTGGTGGTAGCGTAACAGCTTCACCTGCCTTATCTTTAGTAGCCGGTAGTGACACACCTAGATGCTGTTCGATCTGGGTACGGTAAGCCATAGCAATATGCTCACTTAGATGGGCATACCCAGCAGCTTGTTTAGCCTGTGCCGCAGGATCTTGGCCTATTAGCTGTGCCATCTTAGGATCTTGTGCAAAGGCCATGTGAACCTTGATATGCGCTTCATGGTCTTGATACTGAAAGGCTTTAACCGGCTTACCTGTAATTAACGCCATGTTTTCTGATACAGGGTCCATCGGTTTATAGTCATCGTCCATCGGTACTAACTTATCAGCGTTCTTTATCCCCAACACCTCAATCATCTGACGATGTAGTAATGGGAGGTTGTACAACTGAGGAGCCTGTTGAGCTAACTGCATAGCTGCTTGGTACTGAACAACCTTCTGGCTCATAGTTGCTGCATTAGGATCAGATACAGGGATCACGTCACACATATCGTAATCAGCTTGCTTGATCTGAGCCCCACCATCTACATCATATTCATATTCCTCAGGTGTATAGTCGCGGATCACACCTGCTAGTAGCTTAAACTCTTGTTTCATAGCGAAGTGGAGCCTAGCCTGTACTGCAGACATAACCTTTAATGTCCTTTCTAGTATGGCTAGTGTTGTCCCAACCGGTGTATTGGCTGACATGTCTGAGATCTGCATATCCCCAGCCGATGCAAACCTACGTCCTTCTTCTACGATGTTCTGCATAAGCAGGTACAGGGTCTGGCTTGGCTCTTTGTATGGTAGAGGCATGATATTGTCGCGGATCACACCTGATGACACATCCACATCACGGAACTCACCCGGAGCGATAGGGGTATCATCGCCTTTAATGCGTAATCCCTTGGTCTTGTACCCACCCGGAAGGTTAGATAGAGTACCTGCATCTACTAACTGGCGCAGTATGGAGGTTGCACTTTGGGCAAAGCCACCTACAAGATGGATCAGACCAAAACCGTAGAAGCCAAACCCCGGAACGTACGTATAATGTACAAAATGCTGCCTTTTGAGTCTCAAAGTATCATCTTCGTACCAATTCCTGCGAATTCCAAGGATCTGGCTGGTACCTTTTTCGATTGTTACTACATACGGCAGGGCAATCTCATCTTTGTCCTCGTGACCCTTAAGATTCAGGTCAACATGCATTTCAAGCACCCGAAAACGGTCATCTGAGGTAGCAGTAAAGCCCTGTTCTTCTGCCTTTTGCTTGTCAATATCGTCTAGTGTAGTAGTCGGTTCACCTAAATCTATGTCTAAGTAGAACCCAGAAGCCTGTAATTTGCGTATATCGTTAGCTGTTTTGCGCATTATATGTGTCACACATTCAGCTGTTTCGAGGCTAGATGACCCATAAGGCACTACCATATCCTCTGCTGGCACAAACATTGACACTTGACGGCCTAATGATGGGTCGTAGTAGACCTTTTTGAATGCTGAACCCGCTAGTGGTAGGGCCCAAAGCATCTTTTCATGTTCTGGACGGTACTCAACCATACGCTCAGTAAGCTGAAAGTTCATATCATCACGAACTCGGGCAGCTGCTGCCTGCGTAACCGGCGTTTCTTTACCGATTATCGTGGTTTTTACCGGTCCAGCGGCAGGAAAGGTCTCCATAATGGACTCTGCTTGGAACTTGACTACTGCTTCTGCCAGTATGGGATGGAACGCACCGCAAGCACCACTCCAAGGCTCTGACCGTTCCTCGTATTTGAGGCCCAGCAGTTTTAGTCCTTTGACGTATGTGTCAACCCAGTCTTTACGTGCGTTCCAATCTTCGTTAAACTGATCTACCAGCGTAGTCCCTAGTGAGGACAGTACACCATCTTCCATCTCTTCTGCCAAGTTAGCATCAAAGTCTCCGGGGGTAGATTCATCAACATTAGCATCCTCTTCTTCACCTATTACTATTACAAGCTCTGCATCTGGACTTTCTTCATCTAAACCGACAGGTGCTTGATATAGTGCCTTATCCATGTTTGCCATTTTATATACCCCTATATTAACTTCCAGTTGCCTTTAGAATACCCGTCGGGCATCTTAGACACCCTCCCCTTATTTAGTGCTTTCATGTGATCTGATCCTACAAAATACACCCCTTCTGTCTGCGACAGCAGCCATTTATCTCTATAGTCATTAGCCTTTAATGCTAACTTCCCTGCAGGGTTGGGATATTGCTCCCAGTTCTGGGGCCACATTAACTGCTCCCCCCTACCAATAAACTTATCAACATTCTCTTTAGTTGCCACAACCTTGCTCTCATCCAGCATATCAGCAGCTTCTAAGAACTGCGTAAGGGTATCTGCCTTAAACTTACGATCCTTAAAATACCCCCACTTATCTTGCGTGGCTAGTGCACTTTCAAATATAGTCTTAGCTGGTTGCGTAAGTATCTGCTTTTGTCCATTTACCTTAGTATTTGTAAACAATGTGTATAGAAACTCCTTAGGGTAGCCTTTTATTTCCTTACTGGCTTTATCATCCCATGAGCCTTGATAGTTAATGTTTGGTAGTTTATCACCCCCACTACCCTCATACCATGCCCCATACTTCTCAGCAACCTGCTTTACTTTTGGAGGTATAGGCGTGACTTTCCCGTGGACATTTCCTACGTACATCAACCGGTCATTTACAATTAATATATCCATCATCTACACTTAATCTTTTCTACTGACTTCATCCAAACCAGCACCCTTGCTACTTCTGCGGGTGTTGCATCCGACTTAATAGAATTAGCTTTCATAGATATTACTGCGACATTTCCTACGACATATCCACCACGAGGATCTATTCTATCCAGCGATGGACTGCATGGTTGCTGCTTTAATAGCCCTACAAATGTAAAGGTCGTTCCAAAGACTGGGCATATATCTGGGGTGATACTCATTAGGTATTCATTAGTGATGTTAGCCTCACTCCACCCATCCCCCGCCTGCCTTGCCCTCAATCTAGCGCCGCCGACAGCACTAACTACCCACGACCATTTGGGGTTACGCTCCCGCCACTCCCTGTTACGTATTCTATGGGCTTCAGTCTGTTCTGCAGTCATCTTCATCAATAGTATCCTGCCCTCTTGATGCTTCTAAACTCTCTTGGATCATCTTCCTCATCCATCGGCAGTCGTAAGAACCCACCCTTCCGTACTCTTATAAGTGCCTGAGTCACCGAGTCCACATAGTCATCATGGTCGCCGTTAGGAAACTCAGCGCACTCATCCATTACTTCTTGCGCCCACCTACGGTCCTTCGATGCCCATATCAACCCCGAGGAGAACATATCACTAACTGCATTTACCCGGCTAATCTTGTCATTGCCTTTACTGGGAGTAAACTCTGTTACTGGTATGCCAGCAGCTCGCATCTCTTGATACAATGCAGCCCCATTACTCTTCTTTTCAACTATAAACGTGTCTGGGTTCCACTCACTGTACATCTTAAACATAGCCCGTTTAAGCTCAGGAAACTCCATCCGCTCCCGCCAAGCCTCTAGCAGGATCACATTATTGATCTTATCCCCGTGCTCGTTTTCCCGCTCAAACACCCCCCATATAGTCACAGCATTATAATCCGCCCTGTTATGGGCTTCTTGTGCTGCATCTAGCGACATGATTATATAGTCGCACTGGGGTGGATCGTCCTTAGTCCAGTCTTGCCACCAGTCCCGTTTCAGTAACGCACCTTCTTCCCCCGTGGGGTTTTGCATGTACTGGGCGTTCCACAGATGTGGGGCAATGGTTGCCTTAATCTTTTCTAGTTCTTCTATAGGCCAATACTCGGGCCACAGAGACTTACCTGACGGCATAATAGCAGGAAACTCAATATATTCCCACTGATCTGCCCCGGGATTCTTGCTTGCGTAGTCTAGTAGCCTGCCGATCAGGTCCCTTTTACCCCAACGGGTATGAACCACTATTATACCCCCGCCGGGTTGTAATCGCTGTCTAGGGCCTGACATGTACCACTCCCACACCGCATCAAACACCCCTGCCGAGTTGCCGGTGATAATGTCCTGCTCTGAGAATGGATCATCAATTACAAATAGGTTAGCCCCCTTACCAGCAGCTGACCCCCCAACACCCAGTGCATTATATACACCACCTCGGTTGGTACCCCAACGTCCCGCACTCTTAGAATCCTGTTGTAAGGACACCCCGGGGAATACTTCTTGGTACTTGTCTGTATCTAATAAGTTTCTTACCTTCCGTCCAAACCCTACCGAGAGTTCTGCAGTGTGTGAGGCTTCCATGATCTGCCTATCCGGGTACTTGCCTAGATACCACGCAGGTAGTAAGTAAGATGCCATCTCAGACTTAGAGTGCCGTGGGGGTAGGGATATGGCTAGACGTTTTATGTCACCCCTAGCAACAGCCTCAAACTTCTCAGCCATTATCCTATGGTGCCTCCCCATGATAAACCCGGGCCACATCTCTTTAACAAACTCTAGGAATGTTGTCTGCGCCGCACTTCTTGCTTCCCGCCTAGAGGTTTCGTTAAGCAGGGCTAACAGCTCTATCTTCTCGCGTTCTGGCAGCTTGTGGATATTATCCAACACCTGTTGTTGCTGGTGGGGTGGAAGGTTCTTTATGGCGTTAAACAAAGGGGATCTTCATGTCTTTGGCAGTTATGACGGTGTGTGATATGGCTTCGATGTCTACCACTTCTGGTTTCTCTGCTTCTATAACCAACCCTAGCTTCTCGCGTAGCCTCTTTCGTAGTTCCTCGTCTGAGGTGTGCTTAAGTGTAATCTCTTGTTTATCCACAAACATCCCTACGTCGGCAATCTTGCCTAGCAGTTCTACAGCTCTCAGCTGGATCTTGGGGTCTGGGTGCTCTGATAGTGCCAGTAACTTATTTGTTACCAAGTGCCTTACTTGACCCGCATGGGTTACTACCTGCCAGCCAAACTCATCAAGCATGGTTTCTAGCTGGATAATGGTTTCGGGTTTCTTGGCTAGTGTTGCGGATGCTACTGCAGGGAGATTGGCAGTGGGTGTAGGACTGGGTATGTCAAGGGGTCCATATATTGATATGTCTCCTATTAAATCCTCGAGCTCTCTACGTGTAGCCATGTGCGTAACTCTCTAAGTACTTCAACATGACGAACTGTAGCAAATTTTATATATTTTTGTCAATGCTTTACATTTTAAAAAGAACCGGGGGGTGTCCCTATTTCAGGAAATTCATAATCGTGTGTGCAAATCATAGTCTATACAGACTTGGCTAGCGAAACATAGTTTAGGGGTTCGGGGGATAGTGGGGTCGCGGGGAACATAACACGATTCGTGCTTTGTTCCAGAATATCATGGTTGACAATATGATGAGAATGTAGGATAATGAATTTGTCGGCAGAACCGATTCTACACATGACGTATTAACAGGAGATTCAACCATGAGTACATCAACTACAGTAGCAGCAACCATCAACGTATCAGCCGTGTTTAGACTATTCAAAGCAGTCGGCGCACTGGAAGGTAAAGCAGCAATAGCATTGAGCACGGCAGTCAAAGCGGCAGTTGACTACATGAAGGTATCGAAGATGGATTATAAAAATGAGCAGGATTTTAAGACGGGTTGTGTATCATCGTGGGTTGGGAAGGATGCGGATTTTGATGAGTGCAAGCGGGTGCGTAACCTTTTGAATGTGAAGCTTAAGCTTCATCCTGATTATGTTGCCGCAATAGCAGCGACACCGAAGGCGCAAGAAATGGCCAAAAAACGTGGTGGCGCAAAAAAAGCAGCGACAAACAAAGCAAGCGGCAAGGTCGCAGCAATAGCTAAAGTTGTAAAAGGTAAAGCACAATCAGCGCCACAAGTAGACGCTCCGGTGGATAACATCCGATTCGATCATATCCTTGCCGATGTGACAAGGTCGGTGCAAGGTATTCATTCACACGTCCAGATGCACTTAAAGCCTAGCCAATTGTCGGACTACAACAAGGCCCAAACCGAGTTCCTTCTAGCAGTCGCAAAACTCTGTAATAACTAGCATCACCGACCCCGCTCCGGCGGGGTTTTTTTTCGTCCCGACTTTCCGGTTTTGTACTCGTTCTTGACTCGTTCTTGACTCGTTCTTAATGTCTAAGCTCGTGTTACCGAATGTCTAGGCAGTTGGCACAGACTTAATGGCGCAGCCCATTGAAACTAAAGGGTATTATTTTCCGTGTTACCGGTGTGCCCATGTGTGACCAGATCGGTAACACGACCTAAGTCCTTGATCGCAGTCTGTTTCCTATACTATATGTTACTATATATATATATATAAATAATTAAGATATATAAAAGAGAGAAAAAAAGGGAAACACGCCGGAAAGTTTTTGGAGGATTTAGTAAAGTTTTTTTTCTGGCGCACATAAAATTTTGCGGTAACACGCGAAAATGGTAACACGCCTACTCCTGAGCCATTCTACGTGGGCACACGCCGGTAACACGACACACGATTTTCGCATAGAGCTTCATAGCGTAACAAATGGCAGAGCAAAACGGGCACAGATTTGGGCACATATTATGTTAACCGGTCAAGTTAAGGCGGTTAGCAAATCCTAAACACACATAGACTAATTAATACGTTATCAACACACCATAATCGAATTACACGTGTTCAACACATATAAACACACATACACGACTTGACAAAAGGGCCGATTTGGGGTATAATAGTAGTTCGGCTGGAGGAACA